GAACGCCACCACCAAAACAATCAACATTGGAACAGCGGGAGTTTCTGGGTCTACGACCAATCTGACCTATGGCAGCGGCGTCACAGGCTCCACCACGACGCACATCTGGAACTCTGGCGGCTCCGAACAAATGCGCCTCACCAGCACAGGGCTGGGGATTGGGACGACTTCGCCGACAGCAAATCTCACAGTCGCGGGTGGCACGCATCTGCGAGGTTACACGGCTCCGAATACCTCTTTTGCTTCCTTGGTGTTGGGCATCACAGGCGGCGAAGCATACATCCAACCGTACACCACTGGAATTGCTCAAATCCCAATGAACCTTGAAGGTTCGACGGTAAAGATTAACACAGGTGGAAGCACTAGAGCCACCTTCGACTCCTCCGGCAACCTCGGCTTGGGGGTGACGCCGAGTGCTTGGAGAAGCACTACCAAGGCTTTTCAAGGTGCTGCTGGTGCAATCTATGATTTCAGCACGACAGGCAAAGGCATTACACAGAATGCGTACTTAAAAGAAGCTCCAGACGCATGGACGTATGTAAACAATGGCACTGCTGCCCAACTGGATATTGGCAGTGGTCAGTTTGCTTTCTACACCGCCCCCTCCGGCACCGCAGGCAATGCGATCTCCTTCACGCAGGCGATGTTACTCAATGCAAGCGGTGGACTTCAAACACTAAATACCATTGGTGTAGGCAACGCCACCCCATCAGCCTCTGGCGCAGGCATCACCTTCCCCGCCACCCAATCCGCATCGTCCGACGCCAACACGCTGGATGACTATGAGGAGGGGTCGTTCACGCCCGGAATCACATTTGGTGGTGGTAGTACGGGCATGACATTTTCCGTGCAGGCGGGACAATATACAAAAGTTGGTCGAATTGTTTATATTCGCGCCAATTTCCGTTTTTCTTCAAAAGGAACCTCGACAGGAAGTGCAAAACTTACCGGTCTTCCATACACATCTTTGGTTATGGCTGGTGGTTTTTCAGGTCAAGGACTTCTTATATCAGGTCAAAACGGATTTTCCTCTGTTACTTCCACAATTGGAATTCAGGTAGATGAAATCTCAACAGAGGCTACTTTTACTCAGGGGTTTGGTTCGCTATCGACGCTTACTGATGCAAACTTTGCTGGCGATAGTAGTCAGTATTTTTCAATCACTGGTTGGTACACAACAAACACTTAACATCTAAAGGAAAGATCATGTCAACATTCACCGAAGTCACCTACATCTCTCAGTTTGACATCCAACCCAATGGGTGCATTGGTGTTCGCAAGACTACCGATGTGCTGAAGGATGGCGTTGTCATCTCGTCAACCTATTGGCGTTGTGTTCTCGTGCCCAACGACCCGCAGGCACCCACGGTGCTTGATGAGGCTTACTACCTCAACATCGCCAACTACGCTTGGAGCCAACCATCGCCCCAGCCGTATGATCCGAATCCCCCACAACCCGGAGTTTGAACATGACCCAATTCACCACTACCATCACTCGGATGTACACCCTTCCTACTCCTGAACCTGACTACGTTGTGAACGTACTTTGGGAAGTACAAGGGGTAGACGGTCAATACACCGCATCCATCGGCGGCAATACGACATTCAACTCTGCTGACCAGCAAGGGCCAATTGTTCCCTACGATCAACTCACCGCAGAGATTGTCCTTGGTTGGATTCCACAAAACCAGATTGACAGCGCACAAGCCTGTGTGCAGGGCCAACTGGAATCACTTGCCAACCCTCCCGTTTCCCCGCAAAACACTCCGCTTCCTTGGGCAGCTTAAAGATGAAAACAATCACCTGGACCCTTACTGAGCAAGAGGCAGCAGTCATCCTGAACCTGGTTGGTCAGATGCCAACAAGTTCTAATGCCTTTCCTCTTTGGATGCGATTAAAATCTGAGGCTTAGGCGCAACTTACAAGAGAGGCTGGTGATGTCGAGGGATGAAGCACTTGCAGCAATAGAAAAGCACGAGGCTTTATGTGCCTTGCAATATGCTCAGATAAACGCTCGACTAAAACGCTTGGAGCAGATTCTGCTTGGTGCTGGCGGTGCAATTATCCTGCTGCTGCTCAACCTGGTGCTAAAGCTGCATTGACGTGGAAGCGATCACCGAAGCTGTCTCGAAATTGTGGTACTTAGGGGCGGCAGTGGTCGGCATTGCTGCTTATGCAGTGACCTTAAAAGTCAGGCTCGATTACTTAGAAAAGGGCTATGACAAGCAGATCACAGCTCTCTGGGAAAAGGTCAACGAGCTGACTGAAAAACTAGGAATGCGATGATGTTTGATTTGCTCAGCGGCGGTCTGCTTGGCAGCATCTTTGGTGGTCTTTTTAGACTTGCTCCAGAAGTGCTCAAATATTTTGACAAGAAGAACGAGCGAAGCCACGAGCTGCAAATGTTCACGCTCCAGACGGACCTAGAAAAGATGCGTGGTCAGTTTCGTATGGAAGAGCGATATGTCGATCACAGCATTGCTCAGATGGATGCCATAAAAGAGGCTTTTAAGGAGCAAGCTGAGACTGCCAAGGCTGCGGGATGGTTCGTCGCTGCGATCTCTGCTTTGGTTAGACCTGGCATTACCTGGGTCGCTTTCGGCATGTATATGACAGTCAAGATTGTCGGTCTCATGATGGCTTTAGATGCTGCGGCTGATTGGCGAGAAGTGATCGTGAAAAGCTGGGATGAAGATGACTTTGCAATGCTCAACATGATGCTCACTTTTTGGTTTATTGGTCGCTCCATCGAGAAATATCAAAAGTGAATCCAGAGGCAATCAAGATAGCGATTGCAATCATCAAGCAGTTTGAAGGGTACGCAAAGCGATTGCCTGATGGCGGCTGCACTGCTTATCCAGATCCTGGCACTGGAGCAGATCCTTGGACTATTGGGTATGGTTGCACAGGAGCAAACATCAAAAAAGGCACTGTGTGGACTAAAGAGCAAGCAGAGCGAGCTTTAGAAAATGAGGTGATCCATTTCATGAAAGCAGTGCTGCAACATTCGCCAGGCTTGGCAGAAGAGGCTCCGAGAAGGCTTGCAGCGATTACCTCCTTTGCCTTCAATTGCGGTGTTGGCAATTACAGGATCAGCACACTAAAACGCAGAGTGAATGAACGTGACTGGGCAGCTGCGGCTCAAGAGATAAAACGCTGGAACAGAGCTGCTGGCAGGATCATGCCTGGTCTTAGTAGGCGCAGGGAGGCTGAGTCTCTTTTACTGCAATAGTCACGATGTGAGCTCGGTTCCTGGCTCCAATCTTCAGCTTTATAAGCGCAATGTGAGCTTTCACTGTATTGATTGAGATCCCAAGTTGCTCAGCGATCTCGGCATTATTCAGCCCTATTCGGATGCACTGGACGATTTCTCGCTGTCTTGCTGTGAGATCCTTTCCTCGTAGTGCAAGATTCGGTGGCAGTTGGCGCAAAGGGCTATGCACTTTTTAAGCTCCTCTCTAATTTTTTTATAAGAGTAATTCTTAAAAAGCTGGTTGACTGTTTTATCTTTTTCGCTTGGATCGAGATGATGAAAGTCAATAATCGCAGGGTGACTTGCACCACACTTGGCGCATTGCAAAGTGCTTTTGAATCGCTGCCATTCCTCTCTGTGTTTAGCTTTGTTGGCTGCAACCACAGCTTTATGCTTTGCTGAGTTTTTCTTGTACCAGACCGAGTTATAAGCACGACTCCTGATTTTTCGGATCTCAGGGTCTTTGTAAGGCATTCAGGGCGAGATTCTAACCATCGCTCTAAGATTTGTCTCATGATTTTTTACCTTCTTTTAGTGCCAGCAAATCCTCGATCACAGCATCGCATTCAATCAAGAATTGCACTGCAAGCTCCTCGACGTTTGCAATCTCTTCATCGGTTGGCTGAAATCGCACGACAAACAAATCAAGCCCTTTTGGGAACCTCGGATCGTAAGAAACAAAGTCACACCATTTGCGCCTGGTGCAAGCAAGCTGAGCAAGCATTTGCGGTTTGTGCTCGGCAGGAACGACCTTGCTTGTCAGCCAGGTGAGGTGATTCAGAGACTCTGGGCATTTGATTTCGACAAGCCCTTCGCTGCCAATCAGACCATCTGGTGATGCGCCAAAGCCTGTGATGCTCGGATGATCGACGAACCCAGCTTGGTCGACCATCTCTTGCGCTGCGAGCTCGTAGGCAATCCTGGCATCGTTTTCTTGCTCGACTCCCCATTGCATCGCACGATTCACAAAGACTGGTGATGGATTGCCTGTCAGCCTCTCACAGATGAGCTGCATTCGATATTTAGCTCGCTCGGAAGATTCGGTCTTGTCCTTCTTAAACGACATGGCATCTGACATGCGTGATGCGGTCAACTTGCCAAGTCTTACTGCAAACCATTCTGGTGATCGTTGTTCCATCACTTGACCCCTAATTCGGTTTTGCGTAGATCCTTGGCTTTCACAATGTCAAGCCTTCTTGGGTCACCTTTTGGTAATGCCTGCTGTGCCTGCATATAAGCGGCGTGGAGCGATTCTTTATCGGCTGCCTTAGTGATGTTGTCTAGCAGTGATTCGTAGTCCACAGCGACCGTTTCTGAGCCTTCTGTGGCCTTTGTCTCAGCTTTAGGTTCTGGCAGCGACTCGTCCTCATAGACATAGAGACCAAGGCCAAAGAGCGCACAGGCTTTCACCAGGCATCGCTGCATGGCTTTGTTGATGTCCATTGCATTCGGATTCACGATCGCTTTGTTCTTGAAATCCATCACAGGCAGGTGGGCGGTCCTGGTTACTCCTTGGACAGTCAGCGAGCAATAGACCATGACGGTTTCTGCAAACCATTTTTCTTCTTCAAACTTAAAGCTCGCAGTCGGATCTATCCGCATGATCTGATCCCAGGCACGAGCCCAGGGAAGATATTTCATGCCTTGCTTGGTCTTGAGGTCTTTTTCTAGATTGATTTGTGCGATGTCTTGGTAGTTCATAGCAAATGCCTTCCGATAGTATTCATGACTGCGACGATAGATCCCCAGAGGACAAAATAAAGCAAGCCCTTTTCGACTCGATACTTGATTGCCTCTCTGGGAAGTTTGCGAAGGAAAAAGATGTCTTGCAGCCAGAGCTGATCGCTGCTGATATGTTTTGCAAGCGGTTTGCGGTAGTTAGACGAGATTTTCACTCGATGACCTAGCGGCACTGCCACAGGGATGATCTCCCCATCTCTTATATAGAAAGCCATGTTATTTCCCATCATTTTTGTGTTGATCTAAGTAGTCGATCAGTGCTTTTATGGTCGTCATCAGCAGGGCAACCTGATGCGCGAAATAAGAGTCAATAGGCTTCATGCCGCAGAAGATCCTGCCTCCAAAGCTATCCTGAAGCATCTCGTTGCCTTCATTAAGATTGCGGCGAATCTCTGAAAGCGAGGCTGGCTTTCTTGTTGGGCAGCGTCTGCCTTGGTAGCAGTCTTGATTGCAAGGTGGACAGGTTTTCATTCCTCACCCCTTGCTCTGATGGCTGCGGCAGCTTCGATGTAGGTCTTGGCGTTAAACGCCAGCTTCGCACACGCCTCACGCTCCTGTGCTGCGACAAGTGCGGCGAAGCGTTCAATCTCAGCAGCGCCCCAGCGGTGAGGCTCTGTCCAGCCATCACCTGTGCGAAGCAGTCCAGCCTCTCTCGCCATCTTGATAATGTCGTCTCTAGCGCATGGCTTCATGTTGTGGTCTCCGCGCCACACCGTGCGCAGCGCAGCCCCTCGGACAGGTTGACATTGAAGTGCCAGTCGTGTTTGCAGTCGATCATGTTCCATCTCCAAAGGGCACGCGTTTCTTTTCCACCGTCAGCGGCTCGCCAAGACTCTCCAGCCAGCAAATCTGACACCATGCGCCCTCGAAGCCTTTGATCGTGCTCACGATGGTGTGGGGGTGCTCGCCATGCTTGGGACAGGTGATGAAGTGGGCCTCGTACGTGCCGACAAGTTTCATCTCTGGTGTGTCTTCGATCTTCATTTCTTGTCCTATGTATCTAAGTAGTCGTCTTCCGAGCGGCCACGCCGGTGAAGAAGGTCTTAATGCGTTGCCAGGCCACGCGGCTGCGATGCGGTGCTTGGAGCGCGGTCATTTCTTCAACTCCCTGATTGCATCTTCGATTGCGCCACCACATTCACCTGCGGCGTACCGAGCGGCCTCCTCCAACGCAGCATTCCAGACACCAATAGCCAATGCTGTGTAAGCGTTGTGTGGGCCTTTAGCGCATAGCTCCATGTCAAGGTGTGTGACGTTGCCGTCTTTGTCTACTCGCGCCCAGATATCGGTCAATGAACGCGCCTGGGGGCGGGTGTCGTCGGCATCGACTTCCTTCGGTAGCAGTTCAAAATGGTCAGCCACCTGCTGGTTCGTGTACTGACCGACATGCCCATCAGGAAATTTCACATACTGACGATCCGTTCCGCTAATGTGGATGACGCAGTACTCTTCCGTCTCTAGGCACAAGAGCCTGTCACCTCGGCGGTATTTAGGTTTCTCAAGTGCTTGGCGCAAGGCCGTTGTAACCTTTTCTAGCCGCTCGTAGTCATCCTTGTTTGACATGTACGGCACATCCTCCAACGCCTCAAGCGCCATCTGCATAGCTTCTCTGCTCATGTGTTCTTCTCCTTCTTGTTTCATAGCATCCCCCAAACAATCAAGGCATAGACAAGACCGAACAACGCACCACCGGCAATAAGACTAAAGTTTGATGATTTCATGGCTTTACTCGCAACGTAGGACTTGGTAATGGTCACCGGCTGAGCAGCTCTTGTAAGAACCTTTCCCCCAGCGATCAGAGCACCAGGCTGTTACAGCTCCAGAAAGAGCCTTTTTGTCATGAGGCCCAAAAGGAATACAAGCAACATCTCCGATTTTTACGTCTTGCAAAAACGGCACAAAATATTTTGCATAAGTGCCAGGTGGTACGGTGTGATGTCGTTTCTTAGGCTTTGCAGATTCCAGTTGCCCGTACTCAGTACCATCTGGAGAGATGATCTTGTACTGACAACCGGCAGCGGTTAAAAGATTCATCGCTTGATGGATCGTTTTTGTAATGATTGCTGGCTGTGTCATAGTTTCTCCTGTGTTTTGGTCTTATTAGCTTAATCCTTTTAGGCTATATGTCTAGCCCTTTTGGACTATATTTTTGATTCGTAGCATTTGTGCGACACATTCAGAAAAAAGAGCAGATAGACTTTCGGCATGGCAAAAACATCACCAACACAGCGATCGCTTCAGCTCATGCGGGATAGAGGTTGTCTTGCAGAGGTGGTGGAGCGATGGAATCCGCACTCACGCACCAGGCACGATCTCTGGGGGTTTGTAGACATCATCTGCCTGGATGACAACCAGGTGATCGCGGTGCAATCAACCTCAAGATCCAACATGAGTGCTCGAATTCGCAAGATAGAAGAACACGAGAACCTCGCAGCGGTCCTGAGAGCTGGCATCCAGATCGTGGTTCACGGTTGGAAGAAGGACAAAGCTGGCAAGTGGCTTGTTGACGAGTTCACTTTTTAGGATTATGGTTTGTGGAGTACGGCTAGGGTAGCTCCCGAAAAGCAGATTCCTTCACCTGCCTGCCAATACTCCCATCGTGAAGGAGACTTTTGAAGGAAAGTTATGCACTACTACCCCCACCATATCGGGGACTTCTTGCGGGATACCGCATCACTTAGTCCAACAGAATCCTACTTTTATTTGAGGCTGATTTGGCTTTACTACGAGTCAGAAAGCCCGTTGCCAGATGACCCAGAAGTCTTGGCTTTCAAGATAGGAGCAAGAGATCATCTCGAATCTGTTTCGCTTCTGTTGCGGACCTTTTTCAGATATGAATCGGATCTGAAATCATATCGGCATCAGAGAATTGACCTGGAGATTTCCAAGTATCAGAAGAAGGCAGCTTCTGCAAAGGTTGCGAATCGCAAACGATGGGCATCTGAAATGGATCTGAAATCAGATGCGGATCAGATCCCAACCAATAACCAAGAACCAATAACCAATATAAGTAAGCAAAAAAATAGTTTTGCAAAGCCTGATGGTGTTCCTGATGATCTTTGGCAAGACTTTAAGCAGACAAGAAAAGCCAAACGAGCACCGATAACAAAAGTTGCAATGGATGGCATACAGAGAGAAGCAAAGTTGGCAGGCATCCATCTTGGTGATGCTTTGAGAATTGTTTGCGAAAGAGGTTGGACTAGTTTTAAAGCAGATTGGTATTTAAACGATAAGGCGAAGCCTGCAAGCCAAAAAACGGACACAGCACCGCGCCAGCTTGATTCGATCATGAAGGGGGCTTTGTGATGGACCCAGACTTGCAAATCATCAGAGACGCTTGCCTGGCTAATCTTTGCAAATCCATCTGGCTTGACTTCGATGGTGGTCACGAAGATCTGCTCGACATGGACCATCCCAAGGTCGATTGCAAGCAAAGAGACTGGCGGCGCATCAACTTCGGTTTTCTAAAAGGCCAGCGAGTGCATCTCATCGGAGCTGATGCTGATCGTCTTTTGCTAGCCAGAAAACGCATCGAGCTCTTTCAACCATCTCGCATCATTGTCCATTACTGGCAAAACAGACCAGCACTTGTCTGGGATTCGGAGGTAGACGCATGAACCAGATAGAGAGGAAGGCTATAAAAGAGGCAATAGAGGCTCTACAAGCGATGATAGATGCCAAGGCATGCCTAGACCTTCTGCAAGCAGAAAAACGCGTCAGCGAGGCTGTAATCGCTTTAGAGATGCTATTGCAAGCTGACAGCATGATCCGCAACAAACCATTTATTTCAACTGAAGGAGATCGAGCATGAATAAAGTTGTACTGATAGGCAGGGCAGGCAGCGAACCAGAGATCAGAAAAGCAGGAGATGTACCTGTTGCTAACTTCTCTTTGGCAACCTCAGAGATCCGAGGTAAAGGAGACGATCGCAAAGAGGAAACAGAGTGGCATCGGGTCCAAGTCTGGGGCAAGCTCGCTGAAATCTGTGCAAGCTATGTTTACAAGGGTCAGCTGCTTGCGGTGGAAGGCAAGATCAAAACTCGCAAATGGAAGGACAAGGAAGGCAACGACAAACAAAGCACTGAGATTGTGGCTGAGCAAGTTCAGATGCTAAGCAAGCAAGACAAGCCTGCAAGCAAACCTCAGCCTGCTAAGCCTGAGCTCAACAACGACATCGACGACATTCCTTTCTAAGGAGCGATCATGGATCTCACACAGAGGCAGAAAAACTATTTGAGCTATATCGAGAAGAGAAAAATACCACCAAGCTCACGAGACATTGCATTGCAAAACAAAGATGGACCAGACATCGCGCAGCGGACCCTGATGTCATTGGTCAGACTTGGATTGTTAGAGTCTTTCGAGCAACGAGACCAGTGGGGTGCAAAACGCAGGCATTACAAGGTTGCTGATCCTGATAAACCCAAGGTCGTGCGAGCAGCTCCTGCAAAGCCACAAAAAAAGGTCGAGATTTCTAGCCCAGCAAGCATTGCACTAAAAGCACAAAAGAATTCAGACGGTCCCTGCTGGCATAACCCGTTTGCAATGGGAGCAAGCCATGTATAAAAAACGTGGACTCACTGACTTTGGCAGAGATCAGCCATTGACGCCCCTGGTGGTCATGGAGCTTGCAAGGAAATCAGGCTTTGCATCCAAGCTGTATGACAAACCCTTGCAGCAGTTTGCAAAGCTGATTATCACGGCTGCCAACCCAAGACCGATCACCAAAACACAGAAGATCTATTTGCAAGCCATTGCTCAGCCAAAAACCTTGCAAGACCTTGCAAAGCAATTCGGCTGCACGACTGAAGGAGCAAGAAAGCACCTAAAAGCTCTGATCCAGCGCGGCCTGGCTGACAAAGAGATCAGGTTTCAGAAGCGATCGGGTCGTGACAAAGGAGCCTGGGCATTTCACTACATAGCAAAGGAAAAACGATGAGACACGATCTTCACTTGCTTTGGATCAAGCATTGCAAAGCGCATGGACTAGACCCTGGCAATCAGCACAATCTAAAACTATTTCGAGCTGGAGCTGAGGCTGAGAATGAATGCTGCGATGAGGCTATTGCCAAGCTGCACGACTTCTATCTTGAGACCGACACGGCAGCACTAGACATCATCGAGGAATGCTCAATTGCAATCTGTGAGAGGTGGTTAGATGGACATTGATCGCATGGCAAGAAAAGCAATCGTGAATGACCTCATCGAGAAAACACCGGCGATGGTCAAGCAAGATATTCAAATGGAGCTTTTGCTTGAGCAAATCATCGAGCTTGAGAAAACCTCTGAGCTTTTGCTTGCGGAAGCTGAACGGATCGCCAGGAGGTTTGGATGCAGATAATTCATCCTGGTGAGCTGAGAGAGGTCGAAGAGGCAGAGACGCTAACCAAGTTGCTTACGGCTGCGGACGTGATCGACGAGATGATCGAGCAGCTGCACGAACCTGAAAAGCGAGAGCAGACCTGGACGCTTCCTTGGCAAAAAACGCATCTTGATTTTAAGTTTCGAGCTGGAGAAGTGACCGTCTGGGCTGGCAGCAATGGATCAGGCAAGTCACTCATCACAGGTCAAGTGGCTTTGTCGCTGATGGACCAGGGCGCAAAGGTTTGCATCGCCAGTTTCGAGATGAAACCCAGCAGGACCATTGCTCGCATGATGAGGCAGTTCAGCTCACGCATCGGTTATGGCGAAGATCACCTAAGAAGTTTTGCTGATCGGTACGGCGACAAACTTTATCTTTTCGATCAGCAAGGCATGTGTCCACCGCACCAGGCAATCAACCTCTGCAAGTTTGTATCTGGCAAGCTACAGATCCAGCATGTCATGATTGATTCGCTGATGAAGGTTGTCCGAGGCGAAGATGACTACAACGCACAGAAAGACGCAGTGGATGCGCTGACAGCGGTTGCTCGTGATACTGGGCAGCATATCCACCTGGTGCATCACATTCGCAAGCTCAAGACCGAGGATGAGATTCCAGGGAAGTTTGATCTGCGAGGATCGAGCTCGATCACTGACCAGGTTGACAATGTGCTGATCGTCTGGCGAAACAAACGCAAAGAGAATGACAGAAGAGAAGGCAAGATCTTTGATCCTGCTCATCCTGATGCCATGATTATTTGTGAGAAGCAGCGCAACGGCGAGACCGAACCAAGAATCGGATTATTCTTCAGTGGTGAGGGCATGAAGTATTACGAAAACCCAGTAGCAGGTGGAGGTGCATGGCATGACCCAGAGCAATTCTGAGATCCATTTAGATGATAAGAATCGACCTTGCAGCTGCTGCGGTACGGTTGCCCGATACTTTATGGGTTGCGGTCGTTGTCGCACCAGGGCTGCAAAATCTGAGCCTTGCAAGTTGCTGCGAGCTGCCTTAGTCGAAAACTTCGAGCGGCACTATGGACCCGTGGAGGATTGGAAAAGCGAACCCTGTTGCGACTGCAAGACTTCCTGCAAACGCAAAGCCTATGTCGCTGAGGCTAAAGCGAAGGAGCTTTCCAAAGAGTTTTTCAGGAGGTGAGATGAGCGACCCAGTAAATCATCCAAAGCATTACACACAGCACCCTTCTGGCATCGAGTGCATCCAGGTTACTGAGCATTTCAACTTCAATATTGGCAATGCAATTAAGTATCTTTGGCGGCAAGGGCTGAAGAATGACTCGCTGGAGGATCTCAAGAAAGCTCGATGGTATGTGGACAGAGAGATCAGCAGACTGAGCAAGGAACAAATTGCAGATGGCAAACAATGGATAGAAGGTGTCAGCAAATGAGCAATGAACAAAGAGCAATCGTCCTTGGAGAAGTAACGGTATCGGTCAATCGTCTTAGTCGTGAGCTTACAAAGACGCAGGCAGGACTAGTTATCAACAGTCACCTAAGCCTTAGAGATCGAGCAAACATCGCGCAGCTGGCCTGCGATCTCATGACAGAAAGCTCTCGACTGATGGCTGCGGTCGTGTCAGAATGAGTTGTCTCCTTTTTCCTCCTGTGTGGGTTTTCCCTTCTGGCGAAGGGAATTTTTTTTGGAGGGCTCGTGTTTAACATCAAAGTCGAATCTGACAAGTTCATCAAAGACTTGAAGAGCAAAGAGCAGGCAATCAAAGTCGAGACAGCAAAGGCACTGACCTTTACGGCTGAGGCTGTGCAGAAGCACCTGGTCGAAGAGATGAAGATCGTTTTTGATCGCCCAGCTCCATTCACACTGCGAAGCCTTTACAAGATCTCTGCTCGACCGAACAATCTGCTCGCTCGTGTGTTCTTCAAAGACTTCGCAGGCAAAGGCACTCCGGCTGCGACCTACCTGATGCCACAAGTCTACGGTGGTCCAAGGAAAGCCAAGCGGTCTGAGCGAGCATTGCAAGCTGGCGGTTTAATCCTTGGATCTCAGTTCATCGTGCCTGGCAGAGATCAACCGCTCAACAAATATGGCAACATCACGCAAGGCAAGATCACTTCCATTCTCTCTGGCCTGAAAGCATCTCCTGACCCTTATCAGAATGTGACGCAGCGCAGCAGAAAGAGACGGACATCCTCTTACTTTGTGATCCGAGAAGATGGGACACCGACTGTCATCATGGAGCGCAGAGGGGATGTTCTTAGGCGAGTGCTTGCGGTTACTAAGCAACCAACCTACAGGAAACGCTTTCGCTTCTGGGAAATCTCCGAAGAAGTCTCACGCCAGGTCTTACCTCAGAAGCTAGAGTCGGCAATCCGGCGGTTGAATGCTCGCAATGCAATTGCATGACTTTGTTGCGCGAAAACAACACTGCAAATATTTTTTGGGTCCTCCCAGAGCAATTCGTTCGCGGGTAATTCGGAC